GCCATACTTACCTTCGAGCAGGATACGAGAAGCGTTCTCCTCGAGCCACTGCCACGAGATACCGTAGGCTGAGTTAAGTTCCTCTGGCGCACTAACGATGGCCTCACGGTTACCTTCCATGAGGACTGCCTCAGCGTGCGCACGACTGCGGAATAGATACCACTTACCACTGGGTGCAAGAGCATAGGTTTGATTATTTTTCATTGCTATGTTCTCCTTTCTTGGGCTGATAATATCATACCCAGTTATATTGTACACAGATATTATAACCGGGCTTAACGGTTCTCGGGCCAATATGTCCTAATATAGAGCCAATAATCCACTTTGCTTATATAAGTACATGATTTACACGCTCATGGACATAGTTGCTGTTCTACAGTTATTGGGGTATTGGTATTATTGACAGTCTTTGAAATGCGAGCCTTTAAAAAAGTGATAGAATGCCAATAATGCCAATAGCTCAATAATCTCTATATAGGGAAGCCTATTGGTATCATCAACGGACCAATAAAAAAGGGGCAGAGGTTATTCACCCCTGCCCCTAGTTTAATCTAGTTAGTCGATTGGCGGACCATAAACGTCGTAGGTAATTTCAACTAATACCCACACTTTCCAACCAAGTTCTGGCATGGTTTTAAGTTTGTAGTGAGCTATGATTTCATCAGAGTTATCTAATGTCTCTACAGCCTCACGCATCCACCTTGCCCATATTGGTTTCTGTTCTTTCTTCAATTCACCAAGTGTCATTCTTTTGATCATATATTCTCCAAGTCTAAGATTAGATCTGCAAGTTCAGTTACTTTAGAAGATAACGACTCTCTTATCAGATCGTCATATTTACCTCCCTCGATACTTTTAATAGCAGATCGAGCCTTTTTATTGTTAAACGTTTCAAACGATGCTTGTAGATCTTCAATTATCCGACGTTTAGTTATGTCAAATAATGAATTACCATTAGAATTAAGGACGCTCATCAGCTTCCTCCTCACTAATGATTGATTCAACAAGTTCAGTAATTGTGGCTGATAATTGTTTTTGTATCATATTATCATACTCGCGAGCTTTGATTTCCTTAATTGCTCTAGTAGCCAGCTTGTTATTAAGAACCTCAAATATCGCCTGTATATCTTCAATTACCAACTTCTTTGCTGTCTTTAATAGAACGCCTTCAAGACGTTCATTGATTGTCAGAGTGTTTGTACACTTCATAACGTTATCCTTTCTTTTAGATGTTAATGAACTTCAATCTAACGATTGAACTGGTGATAATATAATCTATCTACCTTGACGTTTACACCGATATTTCAATATCATCCACTTGTTGCTTGCCGACAGTATCCGAGCCAAAAAAATGCAAAAAAAGAGGGCCAGAGATTTTACTCTCTGACCCTCAATTTTAATTAAAGAACCTGCAATAGATTGTCTGAATTTAAACGAGTTTTATAAAACATAACCACCCTCTCAAGTGGCTGCCTCGTCTGAATTTTACCCTCAACCTTGGCAACCCATTCGGCGAAAGTTAAACCGTCGCCCTCATTAGGAAGCTGATCGAGGATAATCTTTGCTTGTGGAGGAAGTTTAAGATCAGCCGGTATTTCTTTGCAGAGAAACCGTGATTTTGGTTTGAGAGAAACTTTTCTCTCTACAAACTTCTCAGAAATTAGATCAAGAATCTCCTTGACCTTATCTTCTGACTTTTTCTTAGACTTCACTATCTCCATAATATGGTTTTCCATATACGTTATCCTTTCTTTAGATGTTAATGAACACGTTGACCAACTATCGTCAATCAACAAGATGAATATACTTTGCACCAGTATAAATGTAAACAAATAAGATTGTTATTCTGCAAGTATAAGCATTTATAATACCATCTGAACTAGTATTAACGACACTAATACGTGTTCGATTATTCATCTTTCTTGTCGCATATATCGATTATTAGGGAACCTTATACCTAGTTCTGTTCACCATAATCCCCTACATCTGAACCCAGATCCGTCGGTCTTGGTTTTTTGTTGTAGTAGTTGGCTTCAACTACGCCTAACATGTTTTAGGTATGAAAGATGCAAGCACCTCGCAGCCCGGGCCCGGGGGGGAGGTTCGAGCGCGGAATCTAAAAGCGCCAAGGCAGTCGTTAGCGGAGGGGATTTAAAGACTTTTTACACTAGTTTAATTAAAAAGTATTAGGGGTTGGGTGGGCCTAATAGCCTTTTGTATATAGAGAGTATTGACAGTATTGGACTATTGACAGCTTTAACTCTTTTACCATGGACACGCTCTAGAGTACCAATAGGCCAATAGCTCAATAAAGTTTACTTTATATAGGGAGGTATGTATAGTCAAATGCAATGTCAAGCATCAAGGACATTAGGCAGCAGGTCCGTAAGCTTTGTCTAGACGAGAATTATGACCCGCTAAGGGAAATGATTATCCTAGCCAAGGACCCTAGCACGCCTCTTGACCACCGTGTTACGTTGCACAAGGAACTATCTCAATATGTGGCACCTAAACTTAAAGCTATGGAGCTCACTACTGAGGTTTCTGGTGGCATCCAGGTTAACGTACTTAAGTTTGCGGATATGGTGGCTAAGGAAGCAATTAAAGAAGCTGCAGCAGATGACGAGGAAGACGACGAGCCAAAGGCCCTAGTTAATGTCGGTAATTAATATCCCGCATAACTGGAAGCCTAGGCCGTATCAGGAGCCTCTCTGGCATTATCTAGAGAATGGCGGGAAACGGGCCGTAGCTGTTTGGCATCGTCGCGCTGGTAAGGATCTACTTTCTATTAACTGGACCTTGTCGTCCATGATGCAGCGGCGTGGGCTTTACTGGCATTTGTTCCCAACCTACCAGCAGGGGCGCAAGATCGTTTGGGACGGGTTCACGCGTGATGGTCGTGGGTTCTTGGATCACTTTCCACCAGAGTTAGTCGCTAATAAAAACAACACTGCCATGAGAGTCGAGTTAAAGACCGGCTCGATTTACCAGGTAGTTGGTACTGACAATTGCGATAGCTTGGTGGGCGCCAACCCTGTTGGCGTGGTCTTTTCTGAGTATAGCCTTCAGGACCCAAAAGCTTGGGACTTGATCCGGCCTATCCTAGCAGAGAATGATGGCTGGGCGCTGTTCATCTATACTGCTCGAGGTAGGAACCATGGTTATGATTTATTGAACATGGCCAAGGCTAACGCTAAGTGGTTCTGCGAGGTCTTGCCAGTGGATAAGACTAACGCTATCCCCCTCTCCGTGGTTGAGGATGAACGTAAGTCAGGCATGCCTGAGGAGCTTATTCAACAAGAGTACTTTTGTTCGTTTGACGCGCCCTTAGTTGGCGCCTACTACGGTGACGGTATGAGTCGCGCCCTGCAAGACAAGCGCATTGGTAACGTGCCTTGGGAGCCCAAGCTCCGTGTGCATACGGCCTGGGACCTTGGTGTGGGTGACTCGACTGCTATCTGGTTCTTCCAGGTCTATCAACATGAGATAAGGATTATTGACTTCTATGAAAACAACGGCGAAGGGTTGCCCCACTACATCAAAGTCCTCAGCCAAAAGGACTACGTCTACGACCGACACTACGCACCCCACGACATCGAGGTGCGTGAGCTTACGAGTGGCAAGGCTCGTATCGACGTGGCACGTAGCCTGGGCATTAGGTTCACGGTCGTCAAGCAACACTCCGTTGAAGACGGCATTGAGGCGGTGAGAAATCTGCTACCTAGGTGCTGGTTTAACTACGATCGGTGCGAGCGGGGCGTCGAGGCCCTTCGTCAGTATCGGAAAGACTTTGATGAAAAAAAGCGTGTCTTTCGCGATAAACCCATGCATGATTGGAGTTCGCATGCCGCAGACGCATTTAGATACCTGGCCTGGGGTCTCCGCAACAAACCGTTGCAGGAGGGCCCGCGTCAACAAAAAGCCGTCAACGACTACAATGTCTTTGACTAACAAAAGGAGATAAGTATATGGGAGGATTATTTGGAGGTGGCGGTGGAGCTTCGGCACCACAACCGCCAGCACCCGCCCCTGTTGCACCTACAGTTGACAAGGTGGCGGAGGCTGAAGAAGCTAAAAAACGTCGTGATCAAAATCGTCGCGCCACCGGGCGCGAGTCTACTATCTTGACCTCTGGACTTGGGGTTGAAGATACCACTACACAAAAGTCCATTTTAGGAGGTTAATATGGGAGGTCCACGTCCAAGCTATAGTCCACCCCCGCCCCCCGCTCCAGCACCTGTAGCTGAGGCTTCAGCAGCTTCTGGCGACGCTAAGTCAAGAGAAGATGCTAAGAAGCGCCGCGTTGCCGGTCAAATGGGTGGTCGCGAGTCTACTATCCTAACCTCAGGGTTAGGTGTTACAGCTGGTAACCAAACACTGGGTAGTTAATGGAAAACGAGGCAGCAGAGAAAATCAGGCGGTTTGAGAAGCTTAAGGGCGATCGATCCGTCTGGAACAACCACTGGCAGGAGCTTCGCGAGCTTGTTAGACCAAGCGCCGAAGACTTTAATCGCCTTGTGGTTAAAGCAGAGCGCCGTCATAATTCAATCTTAGACGGCACTGCGCTACTGTCCTCCGAACAGCTTGCAGCCGGACTGCACAGCTTCTTAACTGGCCCAGTTGAACGCTGGTTTAACTTACAGGCTAATGACCCAAGCATTGTTGAGGATGAAGAGTCCTTGCTTTGGTTAGACCAAGTCTCTACTATCATCTATGAAGCATACTCCTCGCCCAAGTCGCGGTTTCATTCCTCGGTGCATGAGGCCTACCTTGACCTCGCTGTCTTTGGCACGGCCATCCTCTATCAGGCCGAAGATCCTATTACTGGGGCTCCGGTATTTAGGAGCTTCCCATTGGCTCAATGCTTTATACTTGAAAATTCCGAAGGAGTTGTAGACACCCTCTATCGCGAGATTAAATATACTACCCGCCAAGCTTATCAGCGCTTTGGCGATAAGGTGCCTGAGAAGATTCAAAAAGAAAAGAACCCTGATAAAGAGTGGACCTTCTTCCATGCGGTCTACCCTCGTAAAGATTACGATGAGAAGAAGCTTGATAAGGCAAACATGCCTTTTGAGTCCTGCTACGTTTGCGTCGACCTAAAAGAGGTCGTTGAAGAAGGCGGATTCAAGCAATTCCCTTACCACGTACCTCGCTGGTCTAAACTAGCCTCTGAGGTGTATGGCCGTTCTCCTGCCATGTCTTGCCTGCCTGACATCAAGATGCTTAACAAGATGTCTGAGGTTGTACTAAAGGCTGCACAGAAGATCATTGACCCTCCCTTAATGGTGCCTGATGACGGCTTCTTAATGCCTATCCAGACGGCCCCTTCTTCACTTATCTTCTACACCCCCGGCTCTGATAAGATTGAGCCGCTTGTAACCAATGGTCGTGTTGACATTGGGCTTGACATGATGGAACAACGCCGTGATCATATCACGAAGTGTTTCTATGTTGACTTCTTAAGGATGCAGAAACAAAAGGTTGAGATGACTGCTTACGAGGTTGCTGACCGTCGTGAAGAGCAACTCAGAATGATGGCGCCTATGCTTGGTCGTTTACAGACCGAGTTACTTGGCCCAATGATTCAGCGCAGCTACCAGATACTTAATGACAATAAGAAGTTGCCACCTGCACCGCCACAGATGCAGATGAGCAAGATGAAGATCCAGTATGTTAGCCCAGCTGCTAGGGCGCAGGTTGCTTCTCGTGGCCTTTCAGTCCAGAGGTTCTTAGGCGATATTCAACCCCTGGCACAAGTTTCACCGGACATTCTCGATGCTATTAACCCTGACAAGCTCGCCTCCTTTATGGCTGAGGTTAGGGACATCCCACGCTTTATCATTAGACCGCAACAAGAGATTGATGACATTCGCAAACAACGAGCCGAGCAACAGCAGCAAATGCAGCAAGTTCAAATGGCTGAGCAAGCTGGTAAGGCTGCAAAGTCTATCTCAGACAGTGGTCTCTTGAAACAACTAGGCGTGGGAGGTGGACGTGGCGCTGCTTGATCGTTTTAGTAGAATAGCTGACATTAGTCGGCTTAACGACGCCTACAAGGCTACCTTTACCTCCCCTGATGGAGACCTAGTTTTAAAGCATTTGATGAAGACCTTCAATGTCTATAAGCCAACATTTACAACAGACCCTGCCACTACTGCCTTTCGTGAAGGCCAACGGCATGTGGTGTTGTCAATCCTAAGATTTGTCTGTCGAGACAAAGAACAAATAAAAAAATACATTGAGGAGGGATTGACTAATGAGTGAAGCAATAACAACCGGTGCAGCTGAAGCGGCACCAGCAACATCAACCACCACGCTGACCGGTACGCCGGCCACAAACCCCACGACTTGGAGAGACACCCTACCTCAAGACTTAAGAGATAACCCCTCGTTGAAGACAATCAACG